TACAAACTTGATCTTTTCCCCCTCTTGAATGTATGGATATTTCCTATTCAATTTTTTAGTTTTGATCAAATGATTATACAGAATAGCTCCACGTACTTGAATTGGAGTTCTATCTGCATACAAAGTAGAAGATCCTTTGTACTTATGAAGATTGTTAAGACTTCTTGGGAATGAGATGTCTACAATATCCTGCTTCTTTGTATCTGACTTGACTTGGTTGATAAAATTAATCAGAGTGTCGTTGTCCTTTGTTAGGATAATTTGGAATGCCTTGAATAATTTATCTCTGAAGTACGATGGAGTAGATGATCTAGCAGTTTCTAGTCCCATGATTTTCATCTTAGGGGTTTCGTATCTCACACCCTCCGAATCCCAGACATTGAGCATGTAGCGTTTCTTTGCAGTCCAAATCCCTTTGTCTGCGATGTTCTCTCGCTTCATCTTCATCTTCTGGTCGTATGCATTTACATACTTTGCCAGTTCTTGGTAACAACTTTCAATATAAGGCTCAAGTTCCACCTTACAGATCTTATCAAGGAACCCGACAACTTTTTCAGGAGTTTCCTCTCGTCCCTTGTATATAGTTTGAACCAAAGGACCCAAATTAAGGTAAATGGAATCAGTATCAGAAGCAATGACATAATCTTCACCATCCGTCTTCAGCAATTTATTTAGATATGCATTCATTTTGTTCTCAATCCAGCGGATTGATACTTGCCCAGATAGGGTAATTGCTTCTGCATTAGTGATTAGAAAATACCTAAAGTATTCGTTTCCAATCGCACCATAAGCAGAGTTTAGTGCAATCTTACGAGCCATCTGGTTATTTTCATATCTTGCAATATCTTTGAGATGTCGCTTATCCTTAGTCTCCTCATAGAGTTTTTTTGATTCAAGCATCTTCTTTTTAAAGATGACTCGATCATCATACATCTTTTGCATCAACTTTGGAAGAAACCCCATCTCATGGGTATCATACATTGCACCATTTGCACAGACAGATGCACATTCTAGAGAACTTGTATCTACTGATTTTTGTAGGATTTTATCTACTGTGATGCCAAAAAATCGTTCAGGTAGTAAAGTTTCTGGTGAAATATTATACTGCATAATCAAGTGTGGATATAGTGAGTTCAAGTCGAAACTCACCACCCAATCATGCTTACCAATTAGAGGATCCTTTACATAAGCTCCTTCGTATGCATAATCTTTCTTCTGACTAATCTTAGGAGGAACTACAATATGCCTTTGCTTCAAGTAGTTAAAGATAATATTGTCCCAAGTTTTTACCTGAGAATACACATCTTCAAAATTCTCCTTGGCATCATATGCCATAGTAATAGCCAGTTCAATTAGCTTCATTTTATCATCGAGACGATCTACAAGTTCTACATCACGAATGTTATAATCAATGAACTTCTGCCAATCCCTAGTATAGAATTCTTTGAAGTTTTCAAACTCAGAGTGATCAAGCTTTTGCTCTCCCAGTTCCACTTGAGCAATGTAATCAAGTCGGTAAGATTCCCTATTTGTATAAGTAAATTTCTTGTACAAATCAAGATAATCCAATACAGATAAACCTGCAATCTCATAGATGATATGAGCCCTGCCCTTGATTATCACTTCTTTATTGGTAGCAACTGTCCATGGAGAGATAGATTTCATGTGTTTGGTAGACAACACTTTTTCTAGTCTCCTCATAATATACGGAATGTCATAAAGAGTTACATTCCATCCAGTTACAACATCAGGAGTATTTTGAACCCACCAATCAAGAAAATTTGAAAGCATTTCTTGCTCAGTCCAAAACACTCTATACTCTACATCTGGTCTAGTATTTTCATACTCACGAACACCCCAAACAATAATCTGTTTAGTATTAATGTCTTTAATAGTGATGCAAAGCATCTCTTCAGCTGCAGCTTCTACATTCGGAAATCCGTTTTCACAAGCTACCTCAATATCCAAAGATACAATATGCATCGCAGAGATATCAAATTTTATCTCTTCTTCTGGAAATTGATCTGCCATGTATTGATATAAAAACCTTTCATATCCGTAGACTGTGAAGTTGTCTACCCCATCGTACTTCTTTAAAAAATCTTTTGCATCATTAGTCTTATCAAATTTAATAGGACTTACATATTCATTATTAAGAGTTTTGTACTTAGTGGGTTTTTGTGAAGAAACAAACAACGTAGGAGAAAAAGTATCTTGAAAGATTTCCTTTTCTCCGTTGTTGTATCCACGATAATGAACTACATCACGAATTAATTGTACGTTGGTGTAAAACCTCATTTAGCAATTAGTTGGGTGTAAAGAGTTAGAATTTCTGGACAAGGTTCAACAATGGTCATAATCTTGTCTGAATTGAGAAGGATATCTACATCTTCAGTAAAGAGTGGATACTTAACTAACTGAGCATAATCAGTCTGAATTGTAATATGTTCTTTACCATCTTTAATATTTTTTTCTTCTATAGTTCGTAAAAATACTGCATTGTCTGGAGGAAAGTGCTTATCTTGATCGTTATAATCCCAATAAGTTAAATCCAACACTCGATGTGGATTTTTCATGTATAGGGAAGGCTCTTCGTCTAACTCTTCATATTCACAAATAATATAGTCATTGTTGATAAGTTGAATTAGTTTAATATTCATGGCGAGATCCATGGGAACAACTCTATGTAGTATAGCATACCCAGGAGCCCTTGTCAAGTAAAAAGACCCAATCCCTGAAAGTTGCCAGGGTGGGTCTGTGCCGACGATATTTGGGGATTTCCCAACTCTATTTATTCTGTTAGGAGAGCCTTTTCAGTCTTGACTCCTGGAATGTCCCAGGTTGTTTTCTTTTGATGCTCTGGAATAATTCGTTCAATATCTACAGATAGTAAGCCATGCTCAAAATTTACAGAGGATACTCGGTGTTCATCAGAGAGCTGAATCTTGCGGGTAAATGAGCGTTTCGACAGTCCTTTATGTACATACTGTCTTGTAGTATCTCGTTCCTCAATTTTGCTGGCAATTGTGAGAACGTTCTGTTCTGTAAAGACTTCAATCTCTTCTGGTTTAAATCCTGCAAGAGCGACCTCAACTGTGTAGTTACTGTTGTCATGTTTGACGATGTTGTAGGGAGGATAATTTACGTTTACCGAATTGTGCATTGTATCCAATCGGTTAAACATCTCATCCAGACCTACAGCGAGTGGAGCGTAATCGTTCCAAAATGAGTCTAGTGATTGAGTGGTGAATTTCATTTTCTGAATCTCCTTAGTAAGCGAGAGTTGTTTTTAGAGACCCCGAAGGCGTCCCTTCACAATTATATATATGAGACTATTAAAATTGCAAGTTCGGATGACCGATAATAAATACATTATAATCCGAACAACCTAATTATGTTATCAACTCAATATCGTCTTCGTCTTGAATTTATATGCAATAGAATTGCAACTCATCAGGAAGTTCAATTAGAAGACATGATTTGGGCTGAAAAATTAGCCAAAGTAAATCGAACTGCAGGTAAAATACTTCGTCAAGCAAGAAGAAAAGCAGAAAACCCTGATATGCAAGAAGGAGATATGGATGATTTTTTAAATCAACTCGATATTGGCGGCACTGGACATGAGCGTTTTGGTAAAAGTAGTTTTGATAGTGTTGATGATATTGTAGATTTTTTTACAGAAGACAAACCAAACGACTGGAGACAACATGATTGACACTTTTTGGTATACAAGTTTTGCAATTTTTGCAATTATAGGTTATATAATTATAGTTGATAAGAATGTTGCAACTTATATAATACTACTATGTAAATTGTTACAAGTAAATGTAATGAGGTTTATATTTTGGATTAAATTTTATCCTAAACTTCGTTACGACACATGGAAATTAAAAAAAAGTATGGCAAAATTTATTGCGGAAATGAATCAAGAAAAGTCACAAAAAAATAATATATAAAAATTGTATCAAATGTTACAAAATTAATTGCATATATATTATACGTTCATCTGCTATTTGCGAATAGCGAATGCAGACGGAAGTAAGCCGACTCGGAACGTAGCCGTTCATCGGGAAACCGACGCAAAAGCCGACTGAAGGAACGCTCTTTAACTAAACACTAAGGAGAATCCCTATGTCAATCGCAACTTATCGTGGGTGCAAGTATAATACTGACACCACTAAAGAAGAATATCGTCAATGGTATTCTAAAACACATGCTCCAGCACATCCACAAAATACATATCGTGGAGTTGCATACCGTCCTTGTAATAATCAGGAGGTAGCAAAATGAACTGGTTAAATGTTATTCGTAAACAAATTCAAAAACAAAATCGTCTACGTCAAGCACAACTTGCAATGGCGATGAAATAAAAAAAGAAGGGGGTCTTACGACCCCCTTTTTCATTCTGGTTGTTTCTTTTTACCAATATTATATTTACTCTCTAGAGTCCATTCTGGTTTATCTTTAAATGATAGAACTTTAATTTGACTTAGGGGTGCAGCATCTGCTACTTGATCAGCATTTATAATCTTCACAAGACCCCAATCCTGAAGTAATTGAGCAATTCTATTTTTTCTCTGAACATCATTCAGAAATAAATTAGCTCGTTTACCATCAAGTGCAAACAGCTCTTTAAAGTGTACAATATAATATCTACCTTGTTTATGAAGAATGTGGCAAGATTGATATAGCTTTTTGTCTTTTCGTGATGCAACTCCAATGCGAGTTAGAGTTTCCCTGACTTTTAGAAAGTCATCTGGCTCAGTTAGAGTTACTTCAACCATTTGATCTGGCGACCAACTCACTTCACTATCAACGTTCATTTTTTCCTCCACGATTCAATCTAGATTTGATAAATTCAATTTGTTCGTCTGTTAGTATCTTCAAGGCAACTTTAGCCTTTTCATCACTATAGCCATAATATTCTTTGATGTATTCCAGAGAATCAAGTTTCTCTTTCTTTAGCCAAGGAGAGAAACGTTTCTTTGGTCTGATAATATTTATATAAAAATCATATTGTAGTTTCTTATCAATATGAGAATTTAAATTCATCTCATTTGCAAGAAGAATCGTGTCAATAAAACCAGAATAGCATCTATTAATAATATATGGAGGATATTTGGATTCCGAATCAGGATCGGAATCCATTAGATTGTCCTTAGAAATATTGATTGAATTTAGATAGTCTTTGAGTTCGTACATTTATTTAAACTTACAGTCGCACATGATTTCAGTAAAGCAGGCAAGAGTATTAATTTCTTGATCGGCAACAAAAGCAGCCTGATACTGATACTTAGCAAGAATCAAAACTGCCTGGGGAATAGATGCTGGCTCCAGACATTCATACATGGTATTGTAAATCTTCCGAATGATAGAGTTTACATCATTATCAAGATTCTCCACAACCCACCTGCGTACTTCCTTGAAGTTCTTTTCTTTCAGGGAATTGACAAGATTTTTTAGGTTAATATCACCGACAGAAGCAAGGACTCCACTATCAATAACTCCACCAGATGCATACCGCTGAAGCTCATTCAATACCCTACGCCAATCTGGAAAAAACTTATTGATTACTTCTGCAACAACCTTCGTATCATACTGGATACCTTCTTCCTCAAGAATAGTCCTGATACGGTTGAAGAATTCTCCTGCAACCTTTGGTTTGTCCTTTCCTGCGATAGTGAAGTCGAAGACGGCACACCTAGATTGTAGCGGTTCAATGATCTTGTTCTTGTAGTTGCATGTGAAGATGAACCTGCAATTGTTATGAAACGTCTCAATATTAGCCCGTAGGAGGAGTTGAACATCATTGGTTGTGTTATCTGCTTCGTCAATGATAATGACTTTTGGTTTACCATTTCCTTGAAGTGATAGGGTCGAAGCAAAGTTTTTTGCTTGGTTCCGTACCGTGTCCAGAAATCGTCCTTCATCAGATCCATTGATGACATAAAAATCTACTCCTAATTCGTTACAAAGTGCCTTGGCAATTGTAGTCTTTCCAATGCCTGGGGGACCACATAAAAGCAGATTGGGGATTTCTCCTCTTTCTACAAAATTCTGAAATGTATCTTTGATATCTTTTGGAAGAATGCAATCACTTACTTTTTGTGGCCTGTGTTTCTCCACCCACAAAAAATCATTACGAACCATTTAATCAACCTCCGAATGTGGAATCTGGCTCAAGTGCAATCCAATATTGAAGATTGTACTTAGAGCTAATAAACTGAGAAACGTTTTGGGGAGAAACCAAAACTTTGTATACATCAGGAATAATCTTGATGTTTTCAATCTTAAAGTTAAAAACAAATTCTTTATCTGTCTCCCCAACCTTAGCCGAAAAACTGTTTGAAGTATCGTTATCTTTATTACGAACTACAAGATTGATTTCACCATCTTCACTGATCAGTGATAGATCTTTTAGTTGGTAAACATTCGCAGCTTTCAAAAGAGAAGACAGAACTTCTTCCCCAAGTTCAAACTCTACATTATCTCCATCCATGGGAATTTGCTTGTCGGATGGACTGGTAATTAGGCTAGGATCAGAAAAAAAGTACTTTACCTTTGACCGACCACTTTTAATAGTCAGGTAGCTAGCGTTATCAAATACAAACTCAGGATCTTTGAATAGAGTAAGACCACCTAAAAATTCATTCAAATCGTACAGAGCAAAATTCTGCTCAAATGACTCTGTACAGTTGTACTCTGCGAGAATGTTTTTTACTGGAGATACTGTGCGAATAACACTCCCAGCTTTAACTACAAGTGACGAATTGATAGTAGAGAAGTTTTTTAGAACATTCAAAGTTTCACTGGAAATTTTCATACAGATTTGAACTCCTGGAGACCGTTTTGTGTGCGAGAATAGTGCTTGTCAAAGTGAAGAAGAAGCATTGCATAGTGAATGACTTTCATCAAATCACGTTTGTTATGTCCATCCTTGTCACCATACCTGGAACCATACTTCAAAATATTGGCTTGACAAAAATCCTGTGCTAGACCTTTTGCAGCCATCAGATCAATTGTTTGAACATCAGAATATTCTTCATCATGACCACAGTAGTGGCTTCCATAAGTACTTACTACATACTCCTCGATGTCCTTGAGGATTCTGTCTTCGTTGTACTTCCATTGCATAATTAAATCTCCGAATAAAAAACGGGGAGAGAACTCCCCTAGTATACATCAATCAGTTGGCGTTGTCAAGTTCCTCTTCGTTGGGTTCTACTACGCCTTCTTCAGTAGTCTCTAGAGCAGATGCATCAATGTTCTTGTAGAGATCCAGGAAAGAACTCTTGGTATCATCATCAAAGCGATTGATGCAAACATTGATTGCTTTTTTGCGGTTCTTGAAGATAGCAAAAGATTGAATAATGTGGACAAGACGACGAGTAGTAATAATCTCGTCAACACCACCGTCATAGAAGGTCTTACGGATAGTGTCTGCCCAGACAATCAGTTTGTCTACAAACTCCTCATCAACAACCTCAAAAGAATTCATCAGGTTCATGAGAATCTTTTTCTCAGTTGCCATCGAAGGATAAGGCTGCTCAAACGTGATAGGAAAACGTTCAAGGAAGGCTTCGTTCATCACATTGGTGCCGATAAACCGACCATCATCAGAACCTTTGCCCTTGGTGTTGGCAGTTGCAATCACATTAAAGCCAGCAGAAGGAGTTACATATTGATTGATCTTCTTAAGGAATACACCCTTACCTTCAAGAACAGACTGCAGGCACATGATCTTGTTAGATGCAAGGTCAATCTCATCAAGCAGAAGGACTGCACCACGCTTCAGTGCATTCACCACAGGACCGTCATGCCATACAGTTTCCCCATCAACGAGTCGGAAACCACCCAGCAGATCATCTTCGTCAGTCTCAATAGTGATGTTGACACGGATCAGTTCACGCTTCAATTGAGCACAAGCTTGCTCTACACTGACGGTTTTACCATTACCAGAAAGACCAGTGATGAATACAGGATAGAACATCCCAGACTTGATGATTCGCTTCACATCAGTAAAGTTACCAAACGAGACATAGTTCTTGTCTTTCTGAGGAATGAAGCTAACTACAGGAGTAGCAGGAGTTGCAGACATAGAATTAAAGGTTTTTTCAAGTTGTTCAGTTACAGTCAAGTTCCAGACTCCACGACCAGTTTTGTTGGGCTCAAGAATTTTGCAAATAGACGCAAGTGAAGTATCTGCGTTTGCAGCATATTCAATTAGTTGTTGACGAGTCACAGTTTCGCCATAAAGAGCAGTCAGATTTTGAACAAGCTGATCAATCATTTGAGTCATAATGAAGTTACCTCGTTTGGTATGAAAGTAGTATAGGGCAAAATGGGTGGGGTGTCAAGCGATTTGCTCGATGAATTTTGATAAGATAATCTTATTAAAAGCCTTTTTACTCATTTGAGTTTTAAATGTAGCCAATGGATTTGTTTGTGTGGCAGAAACAGTGTCTGTAGGAGTACTGTTGCCAATCTCAATAAAATACAGTTCGTTGTATCCCAAAGAAGTTGCAGTAAATGATCGAGTTTTTGCCCACTGGGGGGATACTGCAGTCCAATTTGAAAACTCATCTGTTAGGTATCGAGAAACAAAAGACTTAGCACCATAGTAATCAATAAGTCGGAATCCTACAGCATTTGATCCAGTTACTTGACGATAGTAATCTACAAACGCACCAGTAATTCCAATGCTACCATTCTTGCTAATGTTCATCATAGTAATCTTGTTCTTTTTGTCCTGAAGACATAGAACTTCATTACCATGTAGCCAACCAGCATGAACAATATTTTTACTGCCATGAGATGGACGATTATATGAAACTGAGTTGGATTCGCCATCAGTCAAGAAGACTGTATTGACTTTATCCACTTTATAGGTGTTCTTGAACTTTTCAAAAACATCAATCGCTGCAAATACACACTCGTTTAGAGGAGTGCTACCTAGATCGTAGTGATTATAATTATAGGTTAGATATGATTGCTGATCCAGAGCGTGTGCAAGTTTCCAAATATTCTTCATCTGTTTCTCAAGCTGAGCAGTGTTCATTTTACTGCTTAGAAAATTAACAAGAAGAAAATCATTGTTGATGAAAATTTGATTATCTGCAATCTTAGTCTGCTTATTGCGAGACATTTGACCATAGTTCTTTGCTACATTCCGATCATTAAAAGAAAACACCTCAAAAGGAATCTGTGTCTTTTTACAAAACTGAATTAGATTGAATAGTTGCTTAACAGTACCAACTAGGTTTCCTTGCATTGATCCAGACCAATCAATATACATGATTAGACCGTGAGACTTACCTTTGGGAACCACAGTTACTTTCTTGAAGATGTCGTCATTCCACTTGTAGGAATACATTTTATTGGTATCAAGGATGCCTGTCCCTGCAGTGGCAGACCGATTATATTCGGTTGCTCGTTTCTTCATTTCAAATTCTTTAATCAGGTACGATACTGATTTCTTGCAATCATCTTTGTAATTTTTATAATCATTCTCTGCTTTATTGAACATATTCTGGTAATACTGCTTATTCTTGTATCCAGAATGATTTGCGTCAGAAATCAGTTCTTTAAAAATATCAGGAAGATCATTAACACAATCTTTCCAATCAAGAATATGATTATCAATATTAATAGTCGGAGGAGTCAAATAAATGTAAGCATTTCCAGTAAGACTAGCAAGTTGCTGTTGATTCTTAGACCATGCCTCATCGGTATCAGAAGTAAAATCTGCTTGCTTTCCAGAGTTGTTAGAAGAAGATGGAGTAGATTCCTTTGGAGTATCTTCCTTATTATCGCAATCTGATTGGGCAGAGGTTTGATTCTGACTATCACTTACATTACTCTGTGAACTTTGATTCTCTTGGGGTTCAGAATCACCATCATCCATCTCACCTTCCATTGAGTCTCCTGCATTGGAAAACAATTGAAGTTCAACTTGTTGTTCAGTATGCTCTACAAGTTCCTTGACAATATTAACAACGTCATCAAAAGTTTCTGCATTAGCAATTTTGCCAATAATTACCTGTTCCTCTGGGGTGAAGTTAATAAACACTCCAGAAGTAACATTGCCCAGTTTAAAGTGTAGATTGATTTTATCAATAAACTTAAGTGAATTGATATCAATAGACTTTACTTCAAAAAAATCTTCATCATGAAGTTCTGAATACCCACGATAAAATGCACGAGCAAGACCAGGATACTTTCGCTTCATCAATTTCTCAATGCGAGCATCCTCAACCACATTCAAGTAACCCTGGGGAAGATTCAGGTCACTACCATATAAATCTGGAGTGTAAATAGCATGACCAACTTCGTGACCTACGAGAAGGTCATATACGTCATTAGAAGTACCTTCCCAAATAGGGAGAGTCAAAACCCGATTATGGGTATCAAAACTTGCAGTAGGAACAGAACGATGCTCAACAGTAAGGTTTTCTGTTGCCAAAAGTTTAGCAAGAATACTCTTGGACTGTTTGATGTCGGACATAGGTGCCTCAATTCAGTCCTCATATAGTAACAGGTCCACCCCACCATGTCAATGGGGTGGACCATAAGGATTGCTTATAGCTCTTTTACTTTGCTAAAGTTCTTGACTTTTTCAAACTGTAAGACTTTTTCAAACTTATCATGTAGCATGTCACCTTTGTGAGAGATAACAAACACATTTGTGTCACTATCAATTCCACGAAGTATTTTTAGAAAATCTTCCGTGCCTGAGGTGTCAAGTGAACTGTCAAATACTTCATCCAAAATAAGTAAATTTGTACTGGCAGAGTTTTTAAGTTTGGCAACTGCTCTCCAGGTAAACATCAATGCTAAATCAATTCGCATTTTTTCACCCTCGGAGAAAGATGTGTAACTAAACTCATCTCTAAATCTAGATTTAATAGTTTC